AGCCGTGTTCTAATTGGATTGACTCCTATGCACACCCTTCCTTGGTGGGCATGGCCTTTGTCATTCATGATGACACGTCATGATTCTAATCTGCGGCGTTATCGTATTAATTTCCATGGATCCTACTGTGATTGGAGTGCTGTCCGTGTTTTTCGCTCTAGCCAGTTATGGCTGAGTATTGCAGCTGCTGGGCCTGATGCTCAGTGCTTTGATGTGCACTGGGAAGATTTTAGTAAACTAGTTGATATCGCGAGACTGGAGGATGGGAAGAGTCCCCCACAGTTCCGTACTTGCTCCATTTTTAAATCTGAAAATCATCAACTTCTTTCTAAGTTTGTTGCTGATTATCTCTTGTTCAAGTATCAACTTGAGACTATTTCATTGAATCGTGAGCCTGGCAATCAGAGTCAACCTTCCGCGAGTCCAAGTGTGGCTGCCCCATCTGTTTGTCCTAATTCCTCAATATGCCTTGACCATTTAGATCCCAAACGATTTCTGGCAACCCATTCCTCTTCTAGTGGACATAAAATTGACACTTCTGATAGTAAATCTTCATCAGATAGTGAATCTTCTCGCCCTAAGTTACGCATTAAACGTCCTGGTAGCGTTGTGGGCTGTGTTAAAATAACACCAACTGCACCTTTAGCCAGTGCCACTACTCTTCAGTGTGCCACTGAGCGTTTAGAGAAACCAGTACCCGCTGCTATAAATTCCGAGAAGATTTCAATTGCTGTAATTAGCAATCCGTGTCCTACTAGTTCATGTACATGCAATGAGCATCTCCAACTTGCTGGTGATATTGTAGTTGGTGAACACACTGATGAGCCTATGAGATCAAATTTTACTCAAATTATTGACCCTATCGCCGTTAGCCCTTGTGTATCACCAATCCGTTCCAGTGCAAGTGCCGCGGAGTCCATTGAATATCGTGTACTCAAACCTCAGATGCAAGCTGCTGCCCGAGTTGCTGCCTCACCGCTGTCTGTTGACACTGTTAGAGAATTGGCTGACCGTTTTATGGCTGATCTCTTCTCTTCAGGTGTGGAGCACCGGGATCCTCTTGACCTGCCATCGATCTTAAAACGCGTTCGCCCTATTTATAAGGATATAATTGCGAGATCCTTTGATGAACCTTTGGTTCCTGATGTGCAGGTCGCACGTGCCTTTTTGAAAGGAGATCTTTTGTCTGAAGCTAAGCCTGATCGGATTATCACTCCTTTACATCCTGTAGTCCAGTCTAAACTATATTCTTTTAGTTATGCTTTCCAGGATGCATTGCACGTGTGTAAGTGGTTTGCCTTTGGTCGTCCGCCTCCTGCGGTTGCAGTTTCGATTGCGGACATGTCCTCATCAACAGACCCTAATATGTGTATCATTGAGTCTGACTTTTCAAAATACGATGGTACTATTAATCGGCTTTTGCGAGCTGCTGAATTTCAATTTTATTCAGCAATGTTTCCCGCCTCTACGGACGTCCTGCAGGCTCTTATTTCGAAGACC